TCGGTTATCGACCTTATTTCAGTCCAATTTCCAATAGGTGTGGTGTCGAATACATCCCTTTTACTTATGTAGCCAATCCCACATTCATATTTAGTGTATTCGACTTCCACAATGTTAGACCCGCTTTCTACATCATGCGAAACACGGGTTGTTTTCACAAATGATGGCATGTAAGTTATGTTCATGCAATTTCTCTAACTTCTTTAAGCACCTAAGTCGGTCAAAGCTACACGATTAATTAAGTATGTTTGGGTCGATCATAAACAACACATTCTCATATTATCTGACTCTCGATGAGTTTCGTAACGAGATACCAGAAGACATCAGACCATCGTGGGTGAAGCTCACCACAATCACGATGGTTTCAAGCTTTAAGAAGTCGATCGACATACAAAGGCTTCGTATGTGTTTCGAAAAAATAACACCCATACGAATTCGAATGGCGGGCAAAGAAAAATCACCTGGATATGAATGGTCACTCAAACCCACGTCATTTTACAATCAAATCACACTGTGTTACACCGATATGTATAGTTCTAAATCTATCAAGTTATTTCCCAATGGAAGCATACAAGTCGCTGGATGTGCAGACCTTGTAAACTGTAAACATATCATTAAACAATTATCTATGTTGATTGGAAAGCTATTGAACGAGTCATGTATTCCACCCATGGATACATTCAGGGTCGTCATGATAAATTCAAATTTTAGTTTGAATTGGCACATAAATCTCATGCGAACGGCGGATCACTTTGAAAAATATTCGGATGTATTTAAAGTATCGTTTGAACCAGACCGATATTCTGCCGTCAAGGTAAAATTTAAGCCGGCGGAAGACATGAAAGAAGTCACGACCAGTATCTTCAGTACAGGAAAAGTGATCATCACCGGGGCGGAGACATTCAAGGAGATTGCATTTGCATACAACATAATTAATCAGCACATAAACACAGAGCCGAGGATTAGAGTGAAGAGAGTCCCACCGGAAAAGTTTGAGATTTTTGATACATTATCAGGGGCAAACATAAAAGATATAGTACAAAAATTGAAGGGCATGAATATAAATTCATGGAAACGAACGATCGTGAATAGACAAATTAATTTCTGATGTAATAATAAATGTCTCAGCGACTTGGAATGGCCGATGGTCGATGCTTCACCGTGAACTCGGCTAGTCAGTTGTACAACAACTACTTGATGAACAAGAACGGTATCTCGTATGAAGACAACTATTCTTATCGCAAACTTCTGCAATCGAAGGGACCGGAACTTTTCAAAACAAACCAAACCACCACCAAGTGTGCTTCGTGTGACGAGCCATTGGTCGATACGCGCAATATATATTAAACACGCGAAATTACGATAAATATTATATACAACCTTTCTAGAGAATGTGTGAATGTGCTATATGTCTCAATGAAGTCAGAGAGACGAGACATAATAAACCCCTAAGATGTGGTCACTTGTTTCATTCACATTGTCTAGAAAAGTGGAAAGATAAAGGTAAGCAGACGTGCCCCGTGTGTAGAAAGGTTTTTGATGGAGCAAATTTTAAAGTTCAAATAACTATACATAATATGTTTGAAAATGTATCCAATACGATAGATTTACAAGAACCATACATTTTTGACGCACTCGATGTATTCTTTGATGTCGAAAATGAAAACGACGTCTCAAGTCTTCTTTCTGACTTTGGAGTGAGTGTGTCCGACTTTGATCCCCTTGTTCTTAACACAGAATGAGCTGCAGTAGGTTTTATAATTTAACGAACCGTAGTTTCTAGAAGCTTTTCGTGGATCGATGATGATTTTGTTTTTCGCGTCGGTGATGAGCGGTCCCGTAGCCCAACCTCTCTTGTGAGCGAATATATTTGCCTTAAACCGCACGATCTTACCGGGCACCAATTTAGGGGCAGCCTTTTTAACTCGGGCGATTGGAACTTTGAAAAACTTAGCTATGGCCTCGTGTGTATTACCACCCTTTATCTTATATTCAACTTCATTCACTTGTTTATAAAAGTGAAAATCCCCTTGTCTAAAATAATTACTTGGGTTCCCAGGTGCCACGAACATCATGACTTTATAATGTCCCGGTTTACACTTCTCTTCAGCCTTTGCTACGTATACCTTTTTGGGGTTATCCGCCACGACGCGCTGTGGGAGTTTTTTACAGCTCACGTAAGAATGATTCATGTTCTTCATTCCAGCTCTATCACCGGGCACACTCTTATATGATCGTTTCTTTTCATAATCCCCAACGGCATACGCGTAACAATTATTATTGTTTATACCCACGGCTCGCCCCCATATTTTCTGTGTAAATTTTGGCTCCGACCCACTCAGGGGGAGTCTTTTAGTTACTTGCCCCATTAATAATATTTCAGAAAAAAAATATTATTAATAGATAAAATGATTCAAGGCCTTGTGAACGCGCGCAAGACCCGAGATGCCGTGGCCGAACTTCTCACGTTCGTCCTCATGATCCTCATCACGACTTTCGTGCTTCGTTTCCTCTGGAACCGTTCGCTCGTGAAACACGTGTCGGTCCTTAAAAAGCTCGACACATTCCTCGACGCTTTCATGTTGTCGCTCGCGATCGCGGTCGTCCGAGGTATCTAAACTTCTCTGTAACCAGAAATTTCTTCACCGTTAGAACTCACAAGAGTTGGAAACGACTTGATACCGTTGCACTGTTCCTTTTCACAGTCAACGAAATCGAATGATTTTCCATTTTTCTTCATGTAGTCCAATTGCTTGCGCGTCCAGCCACACCAATGCGCTCCATAAACTTTCCATTGTTCGTGACATTTTTTGCACTCGCAACCCGTGCAATCACATTTACCGTTTCCACTGCATCCACATCCACAGTCACACTTACTAGAGTTATTTCCGGTATAGAAAAGCACAATAAGTACGAGTAAAGTAAGTACAATAAACGCGATCATCATTATTTACTTAATATATTTTATTTTTAGGGATTCGCATATTTTTTCAATGGTTTTACCCTGGACATCCACACCCATCTTCTTTGCGATTTCCACTATATCCTTTTTCTTGTATGTCGTACATTTTTTACCATTCACCCGCACATACCCTTTCGGTGCGATCGATATCTTATTTAATGGTGAAGTTCGCGCGACACGCCGTTTAATCGGTGCAGCTTTCCGTTTGGCCTCCTTTTGAAGGATCGACTTTGCGCGTTGTATCGCAGACTCTGATGTTCGTGTGGTAGTTTTTGGTTTTGGTTTTGGTCTATAGACGATTGGTTTAGCTTTTGGTATGAAATTTAAAGGGTTATTCTTAAGTTTAACGGTCGATCTGTATGGGAGAAAATATGGATCCGAGAATATCTTTTCAAACGACGGTAGTCCGGAATGATCCGCATTTATCCGCAACCTGAAATTTTCGATTTTTGGTGAACGAAAACCTATGTAACTCATAGGCAGTATACGCTGAATGAATCTCACAGTTTCCATGGTCTCACTCACACCGAGTCCTGCGCACACTTGATACATCGCGCTCAGAAATAGATGTGCATCGTACATGGGATGAGAATTTAACGAAATTCCCCATTTTTTATCTAAACCCTTCGTTAAAGGGTTCTTTATACTATTTGTCATAGAGAGACCGTAATCCGATAAAAGTGCACTAACTCCAACGTCTTCCACGTTGAGTGTTATTTTACCTATTTGATACTTTGTCGGTTCCAAAGTTGGGGTGTCCATATTTATGAGTACATTTTTCGCATGAAGATCACTGTGTCTAAAAGATGGGTATTTTTTACTTATTCTATAAAGATTATATAATACCTGTGTTATTATACTTCTGTAATGAATCGGTCTAAGTGTATTGCGTTTCTTCTTTATGAAGTCTTCGAGTGACCCATTATTTGCATACTCACTGTACATGATGTGTTTGTCACCACAATTTTCATACGCGTATACCTTTACTCCACCCAGTGTACTCATCATTTTACCTATCTTGTATTCTCTTTGCAAAGAATCAGTTTGAATTTTTATGGCGACACTCTTCTTACATTCTCTATCGACACATCCCAAAAATATGGTACCATATTCACCCGCACCGATTTTTTTGGTGCCAACCTTAGTCCTGATGGCTCTTTTAACTGAAAAATTTGGGATTTTATTGCTATTTACTGTGTAAAATATTTTATCTGGATTACAACCTATTTTTTTTATTGCATCGGTGATCTCCTTTCCGACGGCCTCGTGATCCTTCGGTGTTCTAGCTTTACCAACTTTAACCCTCAGAGCTCTTAGGTTTCTGAGATGCTGATCCACCTGCATTTAATGTAGTGTTAGATTTTATTCGTCAACTTCACATTCTTCTTCGTAATATTCTTCCTCCACACCTTCATCTACTTTGTCAGACGTGGTAGATTCAATGCCTTGGAATGCAAAAGAGGGCAACTTCGTCGATTGTTCGAACAGAGCCTGGGATAGACGCAAACTCACACCAAACTTGTTATCGATGAACCAAATTTGAGTCACGTTGACGATGCACATGCATCGCTGTCCCTTTTCAACACTGTCGATCGGCACGAGCTCTCGCTTCGGGTTGTACGCTTCAGCCATGAATTCGCCGGTAGGCTTCGTCATGACCTTGAGCTTAACGGTATCCGGGTATTCCTCCTTACCCGGTCGCACGAGCGGCTTATAGAGTGCTTCCTTCATCACTTCGACGTTGTATGCCTTTCCCAACCATTCCTTGGAGTTCGCCGCGACCGTTTCGATAATACGCGCGTCAAGCTGCTTGAGCTTTTCGGCGAGTTCAACGGCTTGCTCGTTGTCCGGATCGATAGACAAATCGAGCGAATACGACGTCTTGTTAGTCGTCTCGTCAGTAAAGGCGCTCAGACCGTAAGGGCTTCGCATGTACGGGAGTTGCAAATACAACTTGCCCTTACCATCGGCGGTGTTAATGTATACTGTCTTGCCACCGTTCTTGTTCTTCTTCATCTTACTGAAGACAACAGAGGACGGATCAAAAGTGCTGGAAAGTTGGATCATGTTAGCGGACGACATATTGGTTTGTATATGTTATATTGGTACGAATACTTTAAGCATGTTTTTTTTCTCACTTTACATTAAAAAGCTCATGGGTATCTTTAAGGATTGTGGATGTGGATGCGGTGGCGCCAAGGCCCAGCAGAAATTTTTGATTTCTGTCATGTCAGCCCTCGTATTCTTTGTGATTTCTAACCCAGATACGTATCGTCTCACGCGTTCTATTTTCGGTAAATGGGTCTCCGGACCAACCGGATGCCCATCTATGTCTGGGCTTGTGCTGCACACAGTTGTGTTTGTTCTCATCACGTATGCCATGATGAACATAAAGAAAGAAGGGTACGCCATAATGGAAAATGATATGGCGGTCACCGGACCAGCGCCCGGTCCATCCCCAGAAATGGATGTATCAGACGAGATGCGTGAAGCTCCACCCGCGATGGTCGATGTTCCAGAACCACTCCCCGGATTTAGTGAAGCGCAGTACGATATGTTTGATAGTGGTAGTCATCTCGCACCCCTCGATGTCATGGGTGGAGAAGTGGATAAACCAGTCACTCTCAAAGTTAAGGTAAAGGAGCAAGTGTCTTGCCAGTGCGACGATGGCAAACGTATCACTATTTCGGAGTAAATTTAAATGTAATTAAAATAAAAAAATCAACATAATAAACGAAACCCGTTTACTATGTGGCTAAATAATTAAAAGTCTTCATCGAATTCGATCTCGCACGAATCTTCGTCCATTTTACCATAATCACCGACGCGTTTTTCGAAAAAATTAGTTTTTCCATCGAGGCTTATATTTTCCATAAATTCAAATGGGTTCGCGGAGTTCCACAATTTCTCTTGTCCAACCTGTTTGAGAAGTCTATCGGATACGTATTCGATATATTGGGTCATTTTTTCCGAATTCATTCCAATCAGACTACATGGAAGTGCGTCCAAAATGAATTCCTTCTCAATCGCGACCGCCTCTTGTACGATTTGTTGAATCGTATCCTTGTTGGGTTTGAATTTCAACATGTTAAATAACTCAACCGCGAATTGTTGGTGAAGACCTTCGTCTCTGCTTATGAGTTCATTGCTAAAACATAACCCCGGGAGAAGTCCGCGTTTTTTCAACCAGAATATAGCGCAAAAGCTTCCCGAAAAGAATATACCCTCTACACACGCGAAAGCGAGGAGTCGTTCACTAAATGGCCTCGAATTATCAAACCATTTCATCGCCCATCTCGCCTTCTTTTCTATACACGGCACCCGTTGGATAGCCTCAAACAGTTCCTTCTTTTCAGAAGGAGAACGGATGTATTTGTCGATGAGTTTACTGTACGTTTCCCCGTGAACCATTTCATTATGAGCTTGATATGCGTAGAAGCTTCTGGCTTCGGGATATTGCACTTCATCCGCGAAGTTGTTATTCAAGTTTTCGAATACAATTCCATCAGACCCCGCAAAAAATGCTAAAATCATTTTTATGAAATGTTTTTCGTTTTCTGTAAGTTTATCCCAATCGTCCATATCCTTTGATAAGTCAACCTCTTCAGCTGTCCAGTTGCTCATCTGTGCCTGTTTGTAAAGTGACCATAAGTTGTCGTGTTGTATGGGAAATACAGTAAACCTATTCAATGTAGGCAGCAACATTGGTTCGGTGTCTTCGATGTAATCTTGGAAATCAAAAAATGTACCGTGGTGTTTTCCATCGATGAAAATCTGTGGATACGTCGTCACGGTTTTCCCACACAATTTTGAAAGGTCGTTCACTTCTATTTTTGTTTTTTTATAATCGATACCAAGATCGATGCACATTTGTTCAGCTAATTCACAGTATTTACAACCATCTTTTGAAAAAATTTCGACCCCCATGCGTGTGTTATTACTTGAAAATATTTTTGTCTCAAAACTTTAAGAATGATAAATTTTTCAGAGATCCAGCCTGGTGATCTCATTAAAGTATTACTGAATATCGATGATGTTGATGATGAGATATACGCTGTAACAAAAGACAATAGAGAAGACTATCTCATCGTCAGTTATTACCTCGATACATCACTCGTGTATAAGGGTGCGCGCGTATACGAGATAGATGAAAACGAAGAACTTGTACAACACGAAAACTTATGTGAACACTACCCAGACGGTTGTTCTATATTTTCTAAAATAAATGATGGCATGTATTGCCTTAAAGAAGAGATCGAAGATGACATGGATAGCGAGATCATAGACGAATCCGATGAAGATAGTGATTTAGAAGGATTCGTCGTACCAGACGACGAGATCGATGGACAGGTGATTCCACCCTCATCGCAAGTTCAGATAGATAAGGCGTGGAATGAATGGCAGCCTACGAGCCCTGGCTCCAGGAAATTCAAAGAAGTCGTCGATTCCATAGAAGAGTTCGCTAAAATGCACGCTGATAATCTCAATTTTTAAGAACCTAAGTGCGCGTTTTCAAAAATGAAAAAAACAAATATTCTGGTATGGAAGGATTGACTGCCATCTGGTCGGATGTCGACCGTTTATTAAATAAACCCACTATAAGAAAGTCGATCAATACACATTTATGCAATAATTGCAATGGAATAAAAGTATTCACAAAAGAGGGTATGCCCGTGTGTTCACAATGTGGATTCACACAAGAGCATTACGTAGACGACAGTCCTGAATGGACGAGTGGTCTCACCGAAGACGGCCGTGTAAACGACCCTTCGAGATGTGGTAACCCAAATCCAAACCCCGAGTTATTTTCGGATGCGTGGGGTAAGGGTACGGTCATTTCTACAAAGAATACATCGAATTATGAAAACAAGCGAATGGCGAAAATTAATTTCCATCAATCTATGAACCACACAGATAGATCGCTATTCCACGCGTATAAAGATATAGATGAAGCCTGTCACACACTCCCGGAAAGTGTCTTGAAAGATGCCAAGATGATGTATAGAAAATTCAATGTAGAGAAACTAACACGCGGCGCAGTTAGATTGGGTATAAAAGCGAACTGCGTATTATATGCGTGTCGCTTATCTAATATACCCCGGACTACAAAAGAAATTTCAGATATGTTTGGTATTCAGAGCAAAGATATAAGTAGGACTACCCAGATATTCAAAGACACGCTACTCGGAAAGACTGAGAAAAACTACGTGACTAAGCCATTTAACGTGATGCAACGTCTATTGAATTCATTTGAAGTTACCCGAGCTGAACGGTTAGAATGCAATAAGATGTGCTCTAAATTAGAGGATTGCACAGATCTTATGAGTAAAACTCCAAATAGTGTTGCGTCTGTGATCATTTACATCGTGATGCGCGGCAAATTGTCTAAAAATAGAATAAGTAATGAGTGTTCGGTATCTATACCGACCATAAACAAAATAGAAAACATAATTAAACGATACTTAGAGGAATAGATGTAATAACATGTATAATGGTGAAATTGTTCTTAGCGACGCCATGCTATGGTGGTCTATGCCTTGAAAAATACATGACGAGTATAATTAAGCTTCAAATCGCACTCATAAAAGAAGGTATTATGCTCATGCTCGACACCACTGAAAATGAATCGCTCGTACATCGCGCGAGAAATGTCGCGGTTGGTCGGTTTATGCAAAAAACGGACGCCGATATTTTCATGTTTGTTGATGCTGATATAGACTTTAACGCAGATTCTGTCGTTCGTCTCGTTAAATCCACGCACGACGTATCGGTTGCGGTGTACCCCAAGAAGGTTGTGATGTGGGATCAAGCCAAGACTGCGATCGAAGCCGGTGACGATAGAAATATGGCGATGTTGTCTTCGAGTCTTGTCGCGAATATCGGAGCACATCGACGTTCGGTTGAGAACGGGTTCGTTGAAATTCTGGATGGACCGACTGGATTTATGGCCATCAAACGAGCGGCATTTGATAAAATGCATGAAAAGTTCACGGAATTGAACTGTGTGAATGATCACGCGAATAGAGATTTTAATGAATATTGTGCAGTATTCGACTGTATGATCGACCCAGAGTCGAGGCGTTATTTATCCGAGGATTATGCATTCTGTAGAAGGTGGCAACAGGTCGGAGGTAAAATTTATGCGGATATAAATACCACACTCGGACACGTTGGAAACTTACCATTCTCTGGGTGTATGAATGAGAGGCTTAAGGCTTAGATGCATGTAACATATAAAATGAGGTTAGCCACCATCGTTGTGACTCGGAGTAAGTCATGTCATGTAAAGACACTTCACACTGTGCTTCGTTTGAATTTAATGTGTATTCAGTCAAAAGGAATTCAAAATGAAGTCGTGTACGTAAATGACGACCCATACGAGAAGTCAAATGTCATACAAAAATACATGAAAATTACCGATAGAATTCTATACATAGATTTTGGGGTTTCTATGGACGAAGGTTCAATTGCACAAGTTTTTAAACCACACGAAGGTGTTGGGTGCGTGGTTTTCCCAGGTGTGATTGAAGGTATCGATTGGGAAATGTTTAAAACTAAAGTTAAGGATAATTCCACCGAACCCGTTGAACAGATTGGCCTTCATTTTGATACGGAGATTGGTAATAAGATTAGCGAGGATATCTATCAAGTAAAAAGTAGTAGCGCCAGATGTTGGGTCATGATGTGCAAGAATACGAGCAAATTCGTTAGAGATAAGCGAACATACGATTATAGGGTGCCCCCACGGATGGAACAAATGTTTTCAAAATTCAAAGAATTGGGGGTCAAAATTCATGCATATACGGCATCTAAGTTGACGATGACGTATACACACGAGTGTATAAGTAACTTACTGAACGCTGCCGGAGTTAAAGCTAATTAAAGATTTAAATTGAAACATTAAACAGATGTCACGGGTATCTGTAAAGAGGGATGACCCACTTTACACATACGCGATAAAGTATATGGAAACGCAATGGGGTGTCAATAGGAGATTCCCCGGTTGCCAACCCATATCGATTGAATACAAACACTTCGATACGCTCCGTAAGAATGATTATGTGGTGTGTGAAAAGACTGATGGTGTCCGTTTCATGTTAATGGCATTCACGTATGATAAGCATAGGGTGTGTGTATTGGTGAACCGTGCGCTCGATATGTATTTGTGTAAACTTAATTTTAGACGACCCGTATACGAAGGTACTATACTTGAAGGTGAATTATACGAAGATATGTTCATGGTGTACGACTGTCTCATCGACTCCGGTGTAATCGTGGGACATAAACATTTTATCGATCGACTCAAGCATTGTGAAAATGTTTGCAAAAAATTGATGTCTCTCAAGAATGATGCGACAAAATTAAAAGTGAAGACGTTTCATCTCATGTGTGATTTTAAAAGCTTCCTGGATGATTACTTACCCACGGTCACCCAAGACATAGACGGTCTCATATTCACACCCATAAACTGTCCTATTAAAATTGGTACGCACGAAACTATGTTTAAATGGAAACCAAAGGAAAAGAACACGATAGACTTTCAAACTCATTTAGTGAACGGTGAGTGGCGACTATACGTTCAAGAAAAGGGGGAACTCGTGTTTGAATCAATCATACCGAGGGATAAAATGGATACATCTTGGTTGAGAGATAAGATGATCATTGAATGTCGCTACATGATCGACGACATTCCAATGTGGTGGATGCCCATCATGGAGCGCACCGATAAAACACACCCAAATAATAGACGCACGTTCTATAGAACGCTCGTAAACATAAAGGAGGACATTAAAATGACCGACTTTTTAAAATGTATGTAATTGAATCTAAGCACCTCCGTGAAACTTTTGATGTTTTTATTTATTGAGCACGTATATTAACACGTAATACCCAGCTACTTCCTTCATGGTAGTTTCAAATATATTTTCATCGTCTTGTACGTACCATTTATCATTAAACTTCGTTACGGAATAATAGTGACCACCCCATTGTACACCTTCATGTATTATGCATGATTGTAATGAATATTTAATGTCGTCACCAAACGTAATGTCATCTTCTAAATGTATACGACTCTTCTTATCGAATGAAATGATCATTACCGGCTGTAGTTTCTTGAAAATAACCCGCGTCGTCGCGACGTGATGAACATTCCCATCGTCATCGGTGTATCCCTCGAGTGTGTTCCAATTCATACTTTTATTTATCAAATCACTGACTTTGCACACATGATCGTCTACGGTGAGTGTTTGTATGCTATAGTCGACGTCATTCGTATTTTTACCTTTCGGTGATATGGTTATCTGGGTCTTTTTTCCGTAGATTATGTCTTTTATGATTGAATACTCCTTTTCCAATATATCTATTATACAAAACAGCGCATCTTGGCTATCGTGTGGTTCATTCATTTTAAATCTAGGGAATGTACGTTGAAACTCTGCGAGTAATGCAGTTGTATCGATGCACCCAGAGTTCTGTTCACTAAAATACATTTTTACCAAATCATAGTAAAGTTTGGTAAATTTGCAATCGCCGACATATTGACTCTTGTATATGTATTCAGATATAGGTATGGTATGAAGAAGACACTGAATGGCGGAATTAAAGTAACATGTGTTTCCTAAGTTGTAAAACCCATGCATATATTTTTAGGATATAAAAAATACTTAAGGAGAAGACGCGTGAGTATCTTGAATAACCATGGACGTCAGACGCGTGTTTGATAACGTGAAACCGATTTTTGACAAATACAGAAATGAAGAACACGTTGAATTCGAAATTAGAGTTGGTAAATTTAACTGTGGTACATTTGATACCGATGTCGGAAAAGTTGGATTTGAAAACATCCTCGAAGGTCTTAAGAAATACGACGGCTGGGAACGGGTCGTGAATAGGTCGGAAGAAGTTTTTTATCGTAAAACTGATAATCTTCGAATTTCAATTGATGAGGATACATCCGAAGAAAAGATTGTCAAAAAAGACAAAGTCCACAACGAGGACTTTGGTAAACTCATAAATGCACCGTATGATATTAGGTTCGGTGTTTCGATTGAACACCCAATCGAAGATTATGAAGGTGAAATGGACATGAAGAAGACAAAGAGACGCATGTCTTTTATTCGCAAGAATTTATCTATAGACATGACGATCGTTCAAGGGGATGTCGAAGACTTGGATACAGAAGATCCCAACACGTACCAAATTGAATTGGAAATTATTGACCCGAAACTCGTGAAGGATGATAATGAATTGTTTAACATTCTTCATAAGGTGAAGGATTTATTTAATATATTGAATACTAGTAAATGATTATCAACATATTTGTAATACTAATCGTTTTGTATTTGATGCTTGGTGTCGAATATAGCAAAGAAAACGTGGGTTCTATGGGGTACAAATCTAAAAACTTCCACATGTCACATGGAATGTCGACCGATATGGTTGAAGCCATGAAACGTGATGGATTGAGTGAAGAATCGATAAAAGAATTCATCATGATGGAAGATCGATTACTTGAGGTTGAACGTAAGTCTGTGTGTTCCCAGACGGCACGGCAATTTGAATCGGTCGGTATATCAGATCAAATAAAAAAGAGATTCGCTGGATATGATTTTTCATATCACACAAAGCACATTAAACAGGCTTCCGAACCATCAAAACTCATAAATAGAAGTATCACTTGCTCTTAGTTAAATTAGAACGTGTTTTCTTATAGTTTTCTATGAACTTTTTAATTTCAGTTTTGCTTGGATTGTATGTAACTATATAATTCACAACCACGTTCCCGTGTTTACCGTATTCCTTTTGAATCAACTTTTTCTTGTATTCTTGCAGTCGCGCAGTCTTCCACTCCGACACCATGTTCCTTTTGATGTCATTTGCAGGCATTTTCTTCAACACACCCTTCTTGTTAACGAGGTTTTTATACTTTACAGCGTTATCTAGAACATTTGATAGTTCTTTTACGTCTTTATTTATGTTCATAACATTTTTGAACTTTTTAATCCATCTCGGTCCATATAATTTTTCTATGTCATTTCTTATGCTATTTTTATTGAGGCGTCTCTTTTTTTCTATTTTTTCTACTTCAGCATTTCGTTTGATTTCCATATTAATCATCTTGTTCATGCGAGTCCTATTGGCTTGTTCCTTTCGATTTTTAGTTTGTTTGATCTTAAGTTTTTCACATAAGGTTTTTATGGTATCAGAATTATCGACTTCTATACCTTTTTCTAATGCCATCGCCACTAAGTCACTCTTTTTGTAGTCGACGCACGCTTTATCTCCGACTTTAAAGTTTGAATTTCCTAGATCGAACTGTTTAATCATAGTACAAAGTTTTTCCTTTTTATTCTTATCTTTTATTCCAACGACACCCAGTTTTTTAGCCATTTGTATGAGAGTCGTTTTAGTCAACGCTTCACATTTCTTCTTACCTATCATCACTTTACCGTTCTTATCGTATGTGATCTTCGGTGCATTCACCGGAGACTTTCGAGCCGTCTGCTTTTTTGGTATTTTGTAACAACACTCGTCACCTTGTGGATTCTTCTTGGCTCGATACCCCTGACTACACGGTGGTCGTCTCGATTTAGGACACGTGGTGGCTTTTTTAGAAACCACTTTGCGTGTTTTATTGGGTATAGCAGCTGTAATTTTTATTTCACCTTTGGATTTCAACATCGAGAAAAATCGAGTCGCCTTTGTGTACGCCGCATTCAAATCTTTTGGATTTTTAGCACCCGATATTTGTATGGCACCACTTTTCGCTATTATGTATTTGTGACCTTCATAAACCGCGTACATCATCGGAGAAAGCTCGGGTTCATAATTTGATTTAAACCCGTACGCTTGACTCTTAGAATTCAGACGCATCATATCCAAAATAATACCATTTATTCTGAATTGACCACTTAAATTATTGTATTCAAATGGGTTGTATAAAAATACCTGTCCGCGCGTGTATTTTTTTACGATAAATCGGCGAATGAGTTCGGGTTGATTTTCAATTTGCGAATCTTTACCCACGAAACCACCCGAAAATCGTATCTTGCCATTTTTGTAAAAATTGGCCGTTCCGCCGTTCGTCTCAACTCCATTCGTGAGCGTAAATTTTACTTGAACAGTAAAAAAATTTGCGTTTATGTCACCCTTTTTTCCATATTCTTTGGTGTGAGTAAATCCAGTTTTGAATCTTCCATAAAGACCAACGATTTCTTTGGTGTCTATGGATAAACCCTCTCCGATGGGTGTTTTCCCGAGTGGTGTTTTTTGCAGTATATACTTTAAATCTAAACGCGATTCGGCATCGAAGTTTTTGTTAACCGTCGCGTTAAACATACCCAAATTGAGCCCACTCAAAGTTAAATTTGTATTATATGCGTTATCGTTATTGCTATTGCTATTTGTCACGTATTGCGCAAATTCACCCATGTTCTGATTGTTTATCACCGTGTTTTTAAGACGCATGGGAAACGCGGGTGCTGGCTGTGCGCGTTTCACGTCAACTCCTGAGTTTTTTATAAAACTCTGAAGGGATTGCGGACGCTCCATATCTAATGTAATTGTATATTTTTATTACACATCATCCTCGTTTGATACGAGGGTATCATTAACTATATCTAAACCAAATATGAACGGTTGCATACTGAATGGTGTACCTCGGTATAATGCGGTGTGCTGACGCACTTCCACGTCTCTCTGACTGAAAGGCCCCGCATAGAAGTCCTGATTGAATCTTGGTTTTCCGAGGTTATTCGCGGTACAATGTTCGTTGAACTTTTCAACGAATAACTTTTGAGGACAGTAGAGATCTGGACTGTACTTGATGTAAGGCGATTGTAAAAAGTTCTCGAGCGTACTCGAAACGGTCGCGACTTGTCTTTGTACATCTTTGAAATATTGTGGGACTATGTTCCATATGTCCTTGTTTGCGTACTTTTGTGCGTATTCTAGATATGCGCGAATGCATTTTTGAAGAATTATAGGAATCTCAGCTTCGAGCTTTTTATCGAGTGTGGGATCGGCATCTTTCACTTGTTTACCAAAATTCCACGTGAGCATACGTCTCAGAACACTCCCTGAATTATCTTTGTAACTGGGAACTTCATTTCCACCCAATACACCTGGGACTTTCCACGTCATCGTCTTCGCTTTTTCATGTTTAATCGCACAAGATACCTGTTCCCCGGATACAATGGATTGAAATTCCGCCTGTTCCAAAGAGATATCCCCCTTGATTTCGGGTGAAATGAAAACAAACGCATCATAAATCGAAGAAAGACCGAACTTCTTCTCCACGTTGTTAGATAATGTCCGGACATCATCCACGTCATAGAAAAGAGCGAACACTTTTGTGATGAGTGTCGATTTCCCGGATCGCGCGATCCCCTTCAAGAATGGAATGATCTGCCACCCGTCCAATTCCCCTACGTCAAAACATAAACGCCCACCCATGATATACATCCATTTGCACACTTCGGAATCAAATTTCTGATAATCTAAGACTGACTGAAAATATGGAGTCGGTATATCTTCCCACTTTTCTGTATACGAGTAATCTTCGAAATCAGTATCGAAATATTTACAACTCACGATAGCTTGATCTAAGTTTGCAAACTCTTTTGAGTCGTATGTATAAAATGCAGTTTCATAGAGCGCAGTCTTATCCGACCAACTTTTACCCACGAAAACCCCATTTTTAAAAGACCACACGTGTCTGTTACGTTTAATCTCTGGAAATTGCATGTCGTTGCAGTTCGTTAAATGACGGATCACATCGGAATATGCAGAACCCCTACACGAAAGATTTTTCCATAACTCAAATTCAGTTTCTTTCTGCGCTACACCGTATACGTAGTCCTGTATTCTGTGTTCCTGTTTCCAAGCTCGAGTATCGTGGCCTTCTTCCGTGCGAATTTGTTTGCAACAGTGCCCCTTGTATCTTTTTATGTTGTTTTCATACAGTTTTTTCAAGATGGTCAATATGGCCTGTTGATAAGGGCTCAAATCATCCAGAGAAGACGGTAATGTAGAACACCTAAATATAGATGGGTCTGTTTCGGGGTTTATGGGGATATAAGTTGGGTTGTTGATTCTCTCGTAGATTCGTGTATGTCTGAATACAATCTGCCACGCGTCGTCAACTTGGTCTATCAAACGATTAATTCGAGTTGATATTTTCATATCATCACCGTCATCGAGATCAAGAATCTTCAGAGCATTTGCTCTGTGATATAATTGTCCCAATTGTAAATTCATGCGTTGGTGTTTTGCAGAAATACTTTCGATATCTATGCTAGTCATCGGTAAACCAGAATCATGGTTAAGTTCGTTAGGTGTAAAGAAATTTTTAAAACCCAGTTGGAAGGATACCGCTTCATCATCACGTCTCATTATGTCCCACATGTCTTCCAATTGGGTCAAAAGGTTAATGAGCTGCTCCGGATTGAGACCCTGGATGTGATTCATCCACATCACCTGATTCGTCTCGGTCGGATTTGCATCGTGATTGATGTAATGTGTTTCTATCATCGACAGCTCCTTGTTCTACCCACGGGTTATTTTTCTAAGTACTTTTTTGGAGGTGAGCCAATATTTTGACCATAATCCTATTTTGGGTTTCAATTTGTTTAGATATAGATACTAATGCGCTACACACTGTATCACCCTCTTCCGTTGAAAAAAGGGACGTCGCGACATCGGTGATGTGACCGATAACATCGTCTTCATCCATGACCGCCCATTCCGGAATTTCTTCTTCGTCGTCGAATTCCTGTGGCTGTGACCCATCTTGATCCTCGTCGATCTGAATTTCAAGTTCACTTTCGGTCTCGTATTCGGATTCGGAATCGGTTTCATATATTTCTTGTGTTGGTTCGACTTGTATTTGATCAGACATTTATACAATACCCCAGGAAAAATCAAACTGAGTTTTTTCGCGAAATTATTTTCTCCGTATATAGTACAAAAACTCTCACAATGGCCGGTGGTCTCATGCAACTCGTGGCATATGGTGCCCAAGACGTCTACTTGACAGGTAACCCAAAGGTTACCTTCTTCCAAGCGGTGTACAAGCGTCACACCAACTTCGCGATGGAAAACATCGAACAAACTGTTAACGGTACCCCAGGTGCCGATGGCCGCGTTTCCGTCACCGTCGCGCGTAACGGGGATTTGGTCGCCGACATGTACGTCGAACTCAAGTCCGGTGCCACCGCCGTGACTGATGATGCCTGGCTCGCGGAGCGTGCGGTCAAGGACGTTGAATTGTCCATTGGCGGTCAGCGCATCGACAAGCACTACCAAAAGTGGTGGCGTTTGTACTCCGAGCTTTACTTGGATGAATCCAAGAAAGCGAACTACGGTAAGATGACGACCGCGACCAAGGCGGGCGACAAGATCTTCTTGCCACTCATCTTTTTCTTCAACCGCAATCCCGGATTGGCGTTGCCTTTGATCGCGCTCCAATACCACGAAGTCCGATTGGATTTCGATTTGTCGAGCGCCTTCGCGACCGTCACCGACGGCTCCACCTTCAAGGTCTGGGCGAACTACATCTACTTGGACACCGAAGAGCGACGCCGTTTCGCCCAAAAGGGTCACGAATACCTCATCGAGCAAGTGCAACACACCGGTACCGATTCCGTCACCGCGGGTACCGAAGTGCAAAAGCGCTTGTCGTACAACCACCCAATCAAGGAACTCGTCTTCTGCCTCGATAACGGTGACGATTCTTGGCGCACCGCCAACGCCCACGCGACCGTCA